AAAAAAACATCATTACTACCACCAACAGAAGTAACGACAATAACTAAGGATAACATCGTCAATCAAGTGCTAAAGAATTCATACTATAAAGAGAATGTCGACCCCGGCGATGTTAGAGACAAAGCGTCACTTACAGATATAATGAAGAAAACTGACGACGAATTAGTTAAAATATTTGGGGTGCGATCAAAAGAAGATCTTAGAATTAGAAGAATGCGAATGACAGATATCTTTAAACATTATATCCGTTGTGGTTATCAAGACAAATTAATAGCTAGACTACACATTTTTTCGCGACTTGATTATATTACAGTCTGTAATTTATTAAATGCAACATTAATACATCCAGAATACTTTTTGAACATACTACTTAAGTTGGATGCATTTAAATCACTGACCCGATATTCAGTGGTGACTAATACTATTAATCAACTAGTTAAAAAATATCCATGTTCAATGGAGTTTAGATTAACCATGGCCGAAGCAAGTAATTTAACAGGATATAGAGGACTGCCTTTTCCAGGTTTTGACCCGGTGGCAGCAACGAAAGATTTATGTGACGGGGGGGATGAACACGGTCTTAAAAATCGCGATTGGCTAACAACATTTGAAACAGCAGCACGTAGAGTAATATTTGGACAAAAGGTCAAAACCGTAGACTATATGTCTATGGCTGATTTTATTAAATCTGACCTTGCTGAAACATCAGGTGCTTCATCGCGTGGAAAGGTTGAGTACGAGTTTGAAGGTGAAACAGAAAAATTTAAAGCAAGAAAGAATTTTTTATTAGATATATTCGCACCGAGCGACATTTATGAAAAAACATATATGGATCTGGGTAAACAGACGAGTTCTGCATTTGTTAAACCTGAACTGGGTAAATGTCGGATTGCTGTCACGGGTGACATATCTACATATTATTCAATGAGTTGGCTAAATTACTTATGTGGTCATAGTTATACCTCATGGACTAATAATACATTGGAAGAGAATAGAATCAAACAGCTAAAGCGTATGGAAAAGATGACTCGTGATTTAAAAGGACGATATTCTTTACCTTTTGACTATAAAGGTTTTGACCACCAGCCGACACTTGAGGAGATAAAGATACTAGTTAGATTATATTTGGAGTCGGGACGAGCAAATGTACCGGACGCGCGTCTTACAGAATGGCAGGACATATTGGATAAGACAGTTATATCATTCGAAAACAATGAATGTTATATTTGGGTAGACGGGATCAAAAATACATTTCACGTTAAAGGTGGAGTGCAATCTGGGATTAGATTAACAACATTACTGGGAAATTTTTGGAATCAGGTAATGTCTGAAGTTGCTCGTAATTTATGTGACCCGTTTGAAGATAAAATATCAGATATCTATATTCGTGGCGATGATAGTTCAATCTATGCAGATGACTATTTTTCATGTTTATTAATGCGATTGGCTTATCAGGGTATCAATGCTGTGGGCCACGATGCAAAATATGGTATACATTTTCAGAATAGTGAATTTCTTCGCGTATGGTATAATGAAAAACGTGTGTTCGGATATCCCAATAGATCAATTCCTGGGCTGGTACAACGTAAACCATGGAATAGTGATCCTTGGTCACCAGATTCGGTAACCGCCGCTTTGTTTGATACAGTAAATACTATTGAACGACGACTCGGTAATGACATGAACGAATTTAGGAAAACAGTTAGTAATATATGGCAACAAATACGTAAGTTGGATCGTAGATATCTTGAATTACCAAAGCAGTTAGGTGGTCTGGGACTGCTACCATGGAATGGGTATTTGCCAGATAAGCCTTATCCCCACGTTGAAAAAGTTAAAGTTAAGTTTAAGACAGCCTCTGGGAGTCTTCAACGTTATATTGATAGATATAAGGAATATATACTGTTAGATGATATACAAGCCCAGGAACTACAACAAGAATCAATGTTATCTAAAGCATCATCAGACGATATTCCTGGAATGAATAGAATTCTAAGACAAAAATTTAAAACATTACTCGATAAACACGGCACTGTTAAGTGGTCAAAAGAGCCAGAAATGATATCTTATGCTAGTTCAGCAATCCTTGCTACAGGTTTGCTCAGGAAACTAGACGAAGTGTCAGACATTTCTGCCTATGATATGACAACACCAGTTGCTTTTGGTTTTTTCAGACGCTACGAAAAGATGTGGACAGACGTATCTTTATTGTCGAAAATAACAGATATTAAACCTATGCAGTATATGCGTATACATGCACCTGAATTTGTTAATTATATTAATAGAATAGAAAGAAAAGGTTGGCATAGAGCAAATGCTCTTGATTATGCATTTGGCAAGGTCACAGGTTTATATGTCGACAACTTACATCCTACAGCGTATCGAACCATAGAGTGTGCAACAGCAAAGGTTATTGAAATGTCTCAAACAGTAAAACAAACGAGACAGCAATTGCTTTGGTTGATACAAACCGCATCGAAGAGTGCAACGAGTTATTTGAAGCAGAGTAAGGTTTACAACAAATTGTTTCTTTGGTAATCTGACAATAGATTTAAATAGTAGCAATGGTGTACTATACACCGGTGGGATACCACCACGTATACATACCTATAGTATCGGGACTATAGGGATTGTGGGTTGA